TTAGGAGATACAATCGCCAAGATTACTAAAGCTACTGGGATAGATAAAGCTGTTAAGTTTATAGCTGGAGAAGATTGTGGTTGTAGTGAAAGACAAATAGCTCTTAACAAGGCATTTAGATATAAAAGACCAAAGTGTTTACTTGAAGACGAATATGTTTATTTAAAAGAATGGTTTGCTCTAAATAGAACAAGAGTAAACCCATCAGAACAAAAGCAATTATTAAAAATATACAACAGAGTATTTAATGATAAAAAAGTAATGACATCTTGTGGGAGTTGTATAAGAACTATAACTAATGAATTAAACTCTTTATATAAAACTTATGGAAATTAGACCACGTATTAACGGAAACAAAAAAGCAGCTTACGAGAACATAACCAAGAAAGAAACAAGAGTACTTGTTATAGGAGACTTACACGAGCCATTTTGTTTAGATGGTTATTTAGAACATTGCCAAGAAACCTATGCAAAGTACAATTGTAATAGAGTTGTATTTATAGGGGATGTGATTGATAATCATTACAGTAGTTACCACGAATCAGATGCAGATGGTCTTGGAGGAGGTCAAGAATTAGAATTAGCAATAAGTAAAATAGCTAACTGGTACAATGCATTTCCTAAAGCACACGTAACAATAGGTAACCACGATAGACTAATAATGCGTAAAGCACAAACAAGCGCAGTACCAAAGAAATGGATAAAGGCTTACAAAGATGTACTAGAAGTACCACAATGGAAGTTTGTTGATAGAGTTGTAATTGATGGTGTACAATATATACACGGAGAAGCTGGAACTGCAAGAACTAAATGTAGAGCTGATATGCAAAGTACTATTCAAGGACACTTACATACACAATGTTATACAGAATGGTATGTAGGTCAGAACTTTAAAGTCTTTGGTAGTCAAGTAGGTTGTGGGATAGATGCAACTGCTTATGCTATGGCATACGCTAAAAGAGGAAAGAAACCAGCTATTGCTTGTGCAGTAGTGTTAGGAGGACATACAGTAATAAACGAACTAATGGAATTATGAAAAATAAAAAATACACAACAAAAGAAAGATTTAAGATTCTGGAATCAACAGTAGCTACTTTGTATGTAGCAATAGAAAAGCAATCAAAAAAAATAGATGTGATAGATAAATTTCTAACTAAAGCAACAAAAGATTATAAAGAAAATTAGCATATATTAACAAAATTGTTTATATTTACACAAAACGAAACAAAATGAAAAAAGAAATAACAGTAGAATATGATAACATAGCATTAGTTGTTGTAGGAGAATATCAAAAAGGTCAAGATGGTAGTTATATGTATCCAGATTTTAGTAGTGATTTTAATTGTTTTAAAGTGCTATGTGGAGGACAAGACATTATAGATATACTAGAACAAGAAGTAATTGATGAGTTAGAAACTCAAGCCATAGAAATAATTGAAGAACAATGGTAGTTTTATTTGATGCCGATAGTTTAGTTTATTCTTCTTGCTGTGGTGTTGATGACATACTAGATGAAGCTATAGGAAAGTTTGATGAGATATTTATGTCAATTGTAAATAGACTAGAAGAAACCTACCAAATAGAAAGAGTAATTACTTTTAACAATAGTAGAGGTAACTTTAGGAAAATACTTGACACTAATTATAAAGCAAACAGAAAAAAGCAAGAACACCCAAAACTGCTTAATAAAATGCACGATGAAATATCTGCTATCTATTCTACTAAAAATTGTTATGGAATGGAGACTGATGATTTAGTTTCTATTTACTGGCATAAATTAACAAAAGAATTAGGTCATAATAATGTAATAATAGTTTCAATAGACAAGGACTATAAACAATTACCAGCTTTAATTTATAACTACCATTATAAGCACCAATGTATTTATGATATAACATACCACCAAGCATTATATAACTTCTACGAACAAATGATAGTTGGTGATGGTGCAGACAATGTAAACTACTGTAAGGGTTATGGAAAGGCATATGCAAAAAAATTATTTAAAGATTGTAAAACACACTATCAATTTACAAAAAAGACATACGAACTATTTACAACAATATATAAACAGAAAGCAAAGTTAAAATACATACAATGCTATAACCTTTTAAAGTTAAGGACTAAATGAAACTATTTGAAGACAACTGGGGTATTGATAATAGCCCTGAAGACCACACAGAAATAACTACAACAATATTATATTTCAGTAAACAAGAATTAAAACAATTTAAACATTTATGTAAACTAGGTATAAAAAAATACTATGGTGATGACGCACAAGACAAAGGTAACATTAGTGATTATTTATTATTAATATTAAAAAAACAAAATGAAAACAATTAAATTAAATAATTACTACAAAGGTAATAGCGCAGATAAATTTAAAGGCAAGTTTTTAAATGAAACAGATTTTAACACCCTAATAAAAGAAGATTGTGATGGTTACGATATGTATGGCAATTTATTGTTTAGGTACAGAAAAAACGCAATACCAAATGAAACTCTATTATTAGGCTATAATAGTTTTAAAGAAAGTATTGAGCTCACTGAAGGGCGTGGTATTGCAAGTGGGAGCAGCCATAAACGCATACGTAAAGACGGAACAGTAAGTAATATTACTGTAGGTAATAAAGTATATAGCGGAAGTGTAGGTTATATGGATGCTGGTGCTATGGTGCATTATTGCAGAAAGACAGCCTTTGCACGTAAATACTTTGATGAGTTTACACAAGGTATTCCATTTGTAGAATATATAGATAGTAAATACAAAGAACTTTGCCCACAACATTATGCTAAACAAAAAGCAATAGCAGATGGGACAAACAGAAATTATGTAATAGGTAATACAAGTTTTACAACTGTAACAGTAAATAAAAACTTTAGAACTGCTGTGCATAAAGATAGTGGCGATTTTCCAGAGGGTTTTGGTAATTTAATTACATATAGGCAAGGAAGCTATGATGGTGGTTATTTTTGTTTGCCAGAATACAAAGTTGCAATTGATATGCAAAACAACGACTTATTATTTGTTGATGTACACAAGTGGCACGGAAATACAGAAATAACAAACAAAAGCGATGATTGGTTACGCATAAGTTTTGTGCTTTACTACAGAGAGTATATGTATAAATGCAGTCAACCAAGTGATGAACTAAAAAAAATAAAACAAAATAAAACAGGATATTTAAAATTATGAATACAACAACAAAACAAAAAAAAGGATTAGAATTTGAAAGCTGGGTGTACAATAAATTAAAAGATGAATGGGGTTTAACACTAAACCACTGCACTACAAAAGAAGAACAATATATTAAAGGCGAAAACTATCAAGGTTGGGAAATTAAAAATGACCAAACATTTAACAAAACTAATAACTTATACATAAGTGTAGAGCGTAGGTACAGCAATAAAGTTTACCCAAGTGGTTTATACAAAGAGCAAGAAATACCACAAAGGTTTTATGTAATAGGCAACAAAAAAGAGTGTTATGTGTTTAGTACAAAAATACTAAAACAATACTATGAAAAATACAAATGCCAGTTAATTCCTGGGTTTACTACAAATACTGGTGGGAAAGAATATGGCTTTTTATTAAATAAAGAATACGCTGAAAGGTTATGCGTTGGTAAGTTTGTTAATCAATACAATTTATTATGAATTATACTTTAACTTGTATCAGCCATAAAAGGCACGAAAATATAGAATCTTTTTTTAAAATTGTAGGAACAAAAAACATAGTTTTTTTTGTAAAAGATGAAACAGATAAAAAAATGTACTTACAAAATGGGGCAAAAGAAGTTGTTGTTTCAGGTTCTTTAATGAAAAGTAGAAACGCTAGTTTAGATTATTGCTTTGCTAAAAATAAAATATGCGTACAACTAAGCGACGATTTAGAAAAGATAATGGTAAATGATTTTACAGGAAAACGAACTTACCAATATGTATGTGTTACAGATGTTTTAGATAATGTTTTACAACATTTTAATTCTTGTAAATATATGTTTGCTGGTTTTCCACCTACTAATAATCCTTTTTTTGCAACAAAAGAAATACAACTGAATAAATTTATAGTTGGGGATTTTATTATTATTAAACCAAATGAATTAAGGTTTGATGAAAATTTAAGGTTGAAAGAAGATTATGACTACACTTTACAACATATAAAAAATTATAAAGGGTGTATTAGGTATGGGGCGTATTTAAATAGCTTTAAACACTATTCAAATAAAGGTGGGGCTGTAGATTATAGAACAGATAATTTAGAACAAGAAACTATAAAATATTTAATTAATAAGTGGGGTAATTGTATAAAATTAAATACCAAAAGAAAAAATGAAATATTATTAAATAAAAATAGTTTTACTATATTGCATAATAAACAGAAAACATTATTTTAAATGAGAGCAAGTCAACCACACTATGAAAACGGAAAAGGATATGATGTTATAGATTTCATCAAAGACTACAACTTAAACTTCAATAGAGGAAACATAATAAAGTACATAAGCAGAGCAGACAAGAAAAACCACGAACTAATGGATTTACTAAAAGCTAAAGACTATCTTGAAAGAGAGATTGAATATGTACGAAACACAAGGACTCAAGAATGATATAATATATCAATTTTACTACATTGCATTATACGACTACGA